GATTAATCGCAGCAAGGCGGTGAAAAAGAATTTTTCAACAAATATCAATCGGATTGTTGCCAAAAAATCTTCTATGATTTCGGGTTCGATTGGGAAAAACTCGGCAACGGAAGATGGTCACTTGGTTTATCGGGGTTTTATTGATGAATATCATGCACACCCGGATTCCTCCATGGTTGACATTTTGGAAACGGGAATGGGTGCTTTTGATTCTCCGCTTCTTGCAATTATTACAACGGCAGGTTATAATATGGCAGGCGTTTGTAAGCATTTAGAGGATAATTATAAAGATATTCTCAAAGGTCAAAAATCAAATGATAATGTATTTATCATGATTTTTGATTTAGATGAAAATGACGATTGGGAAGATTCTCGAAATTGGGGTAAGGCGAATCCTTCATTGGGCGGTGCTTTGAAAACGGATTATATGCGAGTTCAGTTTGCAAACGTAAACACAGAAGGCGCTGCCGCAATGCTATCTTTTAAAGTTAAGAATCTGAATATTTGGACAAATTCGGAAACTCAATGGATAAGTATTGAGAAGTGGAAAAAGTCGGCTGATATAATGTCACACGTCACTAAAGAATCTTTGAATGGTTTGGATTGTTACGGCGGTTTGGATTTGGCAAGTGTATCGGATTTAAGTGCGTTCTATCTTTATTTTCCGCTTCCGAATGGGGAATCTGCGGCGTTGTGTTGGTTTTGGATTCCCGAAAATGCGGCTTATGAAAGGACAAAGAAAGACAATGTCAAGTATTTGGAATGGGTTGAGCAGGGTTTGATTAAGACAACGGAAGGGAACGCAACGGATTATGCAATTATTTGGAATGATATTAAAAAGTTATGTCAGATATATAATGTGAAAGCGATTAATGCGGATCCTTGGAATATTCGCAGCATTGAAACGATGGTGGAAGATGAGGGATTTGATAGATTCTTTACGATAAGCCAAACCATGGGTTCGTTATCTGGGCCAACAAAAGCGTTGGAAAGGGAAATTATCAATTATCGGCATCAGCATTTTAATAATGAAGTGCTGACTTGGAACTTTCAAAACGTGACTTTAATTATTGATGATAATGAAAATTGTAAACCGTCAAAATCGAAAAGTAAGGAAAAGATTGATGGAGCGGTGGCAGGTGTAATGGCGAAAGCTGCACACTTATCTGTAAAAGAGCAGGAAAATGTTTATGAAAACAGAGGAATGAGAATGTTGTAAAATATGGGATTAGCAAACAAAATTGCGGGATTTTTTAAAGTTGAGCGGCGTTCGGTAGAATCGGTGTCAAATTACGGGCGGTTTCCGTGGTTTGGGGTGCAGACGAAGTCAGGCGTTGCGGTTGATAGGGATTCGACATTGGGTTTGTCGGCTGCTTATCGTGCGATTTGGGTGCTGTCTTCTTCGATTGCGAGTTTGCCGTTGAATGTTTATAATATTGAAAATAAAAAAGTTACGCTTTTAGTGGCGGATTCGATTAGTAAATTATTGAATCATAGACCTTCGGGTTTATATACCCCGTTCACTTTTAAGCAAACTATGATGACGCATTTGCTGATCGATGGTAATTGCTTTATTAAAAAGAAATACGATGCAACTCGGGCGGTCACCTCTTTACGCATTTTAGATTATAGAGAAGTTGCGGTTTCTTATGATGAAAATACGGAAGAAAAGTTCTTTAAATATAAATCTAAAGAATATACCAATGACGACATAATTCACATTGTCGGGATGGGTTTCGATGGTTTATTGGGTAAGTCGCCCATTGCGGTGTCTCGAGAAAATATAGGATTGTCAATCGCTTCACAGCAGTATGGAGAAGCGGTATTTAAAAATGGGGTGTTTGCTTCTGGTGCGATTGAGTATCCAAACGCCTTGAAAGATGATGCTTACGAACGTTTAAAGAATTCGTTTACGGATGCTTATTCGGGTTTGCAAAATGCAGGAAAACCTATTTTATTAGAAAACGGTGCGAAGTTCAATCCGATAAAATTAGATGTTCAGGATGCCATGTTTTTGCAGCAGCGACAAATGACGGTTTACGAAATCGCAAGAATATTCGGTGTCCCTCCGCATATTCTTTATCAATTAGATAAGGCGAGTTTTAACAATATCGAAAGTTTAGGGATTGAATTTGTTCGCTATTCTTTACGACCTTGGTTAGAAATGATTGAAAGTGCTTTTAATTTAGACCTGCTTCGGGATGATGATTTTGGTAAAAAAGAAATTCGTTTTGATTTGGATGCGATGTTAAGAGGTGACACGGCAAGTCGTGCAGCATTCTATCAATCGTTAATTCAAAACGGAATTATTTCACCGAATGAAGCAAGAAGTCGAGAAGGGTATAATGAATATGAAGGTGGTGATGATAAGTTTTTGCAGTTAAATAATATGCCTGTCGATATGATTCGTGAATATTATTCAAAAGAAAATAATGTAAATAATGAATAACCAAGAAAAAAGATTTTATGAGGGTTTGGAAGCTCGAATGAATGAAAATGGCGAGGGCATGGAAGGGTTGGGAATTGTGACTAATTCACGAACGCTACTCTTTAGAACGGCGGACGGTCGTAATATTTATGAGGAGATTTCACCCGAAGCGGTTGCGAATTATGAATTGAATGAAGATATTATTTCGGCTTTTAATCACAATTATGAAAAGATTTTAGGCAGAACTTCTGCCAACACTTTAGCGATTGTAAAAGAAGCGGACGGCTTACGTTATTCAATCCCTTCTTTGCCGAATACAAGCTATGGAAATGACTTAAAAGAGCAGCTGAAAAGGGGTGACGTTCGTGGTTCTTCTTTCGTTTTTACGATTGCGGACGGTGGCGAAAGTTGGTCAGAAATTGAGGGAGGAATGTTGCGAACGGTTACCGCTTTTGAAAGAATTTACGAGGTTGGGCCTGTTGTGTCGCCTGCCTATGGTGATACGACTGCCGCGAAACGTAGCTTGGAAAACTTCAAAAGTATTGAAGTGATGGAGGTGAAAGTACTTGACGAAAATAAAGATTGGGTTTGGGAATTTAGAAATCGGGTGTTAAAAATGAGAAATAGAAAGTTTTAGAGCAGTAGCTCAATAATCATAACAATTATAATATGAACAGAAAACAGTTATTAGAGCAGCGTGGCGATTTGGTAAAAGCAAACGACACGCTATTGGAAACTGCTCAAAACGAAAGTCGCAGCTTAAACGCAGATGAGATTGTTTCTTTTGATGCGAATGAAGCGACAGCAGAAGAAATTACGCAAACTTTAGAGCGTATGGCAAGTCAACAATCACGTAGAAATATTGTGAACGTTGGGAACAATCGACACGGCGAAAGCGGCGAACAGGCGAAAATCGCAAAACGGTATTCGATTACCGATGCGATTCAGCAGCAACTTGGCGGCGGAGCAAAAAACGGTTTGGTTGCCGAAATGCACGAACAGGCGAAAAGTGAAAACCGTGAATTCGGAAAAGATTTGGAGGGTGTTGGTATGCCGTCTTTTTTGATTCAGCCTATTCAAAAACGTGATTTGACAGTCGGAACGGCAACGCAAATTGGAAATACAGTCGCTACGGAAGTAGGGGAGATGATTCCATTTTTGCAACCTCGATTGAAAGCAATGGAATTGGGTGCGACAATGATGACAGGATTAACTTCCAACTTGTCAATTCCTCGAAATAATGCAATTGGTGCAGCATCTTGGGAAGGTGAAACTGATGAAAATGCAGAAACGAATTTGACGACTGATGTAATTGCATTAGCACCAAAACGGTTAGGTGCTTTGATGGATTATACGAAGCAATTGTTATTGCAATCTTCCGTTTCTGTTGACAATTTAGTTCGTAATGATTTACAGCGTGCGATTGCGATTGCGTTAGATTATTCTGCAATCAACGGAAGCGGTTCAAGTAATCAACCAACGGGCATTTTGAACACGGCAGGAATCGGTGATGTAGCAATGGGAACTAATGGAGGTGTTCCAACCCGTGCAAAATTGGTTGATTTGGTTTCAAAGTTAGCAACTGCAAACGCTGATATGGGTGCTTTGGCATTCTTGACAACGCCCGGCATTCGTGGAAAATTGCAACAAACGCTTTTAGATGCAGGTTCGGGTCGCTTTGTTTGGGAAACGCCAAATGAACTTTTGGGTTACAACGCACAGGTTTCAACACAAGTGCCTTCGACTTTGACGAAAGGAAGTTCAAGCATTTGTCATGCAATTATTTACGCAAATTGGGAGGAATTGATGATTGCCCAATGGGGCGGAATTGACCTTTTGGTGGATCCGTACACGCTCGGAAATAAAGCAATGGTTCGAGTAATTGTGAACTCTTACTGGGATATTGCTTTACGTCATGCAACTTCTTTTGCAGCGATTAAAGATGCTTTAGTATAGTATGAATAAGTAAAATATTGAAATCATTCCGTCAAAAAGTTGGCGGAATGATTTTATTAATAGAAAAAAGATGTTAGAAATTAAATGGCTAATTCCACATTTTAAATATGCGTATTCCGCAGGAAATATTTGTAAAATGGAAAAGGAAAAAGCGGAGGTATTGATTAAGAGCGGAAACGTTGAATTATTTAAACGACCGAAACCATTAAAAAAACAGAACGCAACTAAAAAATAAAGATGGATTTATTTCAAATCATATTAAGAAATTATAAGATTCAAGAGTATCGGCAGCGATTAACTTATAAAGTTACGACTGCCCCTGCTGCTGAACCTTTGACCTTAGCGGAAGCAAAGTTGCATTTAAAAATGGATGGGATTTCTGCGGATGATGATTTGATTACTTCTTTAATTATTGCGGCTCGCCAATATGCTGAAAACTATTGTAATCGTGGTTTTATTACGCAAACGATTACACAAGTTTATAATCGTTTTCCAGAATTTGAGGGCGTT